CGATGATGTAGTCTATAGTCGTTCTTGTGCAACTTCACATTGGGATGGTTATAAACACCAACCAATTGTTGTATTAGATGACTTTGGACAGAATCATGAAGACCGTTCTGACTTGTCTGAGTTTGAACAACTCGTTTCCAGTAATCGTTATGTTCTACCTATGGCATCTCTTGAAGATAAAGGGAGACTTTTTACATCCCCCATCATCATTGCTACATCCAATATGGCTTATGGATCCAACTTTAACAACCTAGGAAATGGGTTGACAGTTGAAGAACCGGAGGCTATTTGGAGGCGTTTCAAGATTCCAATCCTTCTGTTGAAAGATGGGACTCCAGAACATCCTAAAACAAAGATGTATCTTCAGAGATGTGAAGAAAGCTTAGATGATGATCATTGGAGGGGAAAACATCAAGTGTTATCCCCGGGAGAAAAGTATTCTCATCCGACAACACAATCAACCCTTTGTTATGGTTCAGATAAACTCACAAAAATGAGAAAAACTGGACCTTCAAAGGAACCTTTCTTTGTTGGAACTCGACTTGGGAGTGTTGAGGCTCTTGTATCTCATTTTGAGAAACAATTAAAGCTTCATATCACGTACCATGATGAGTTCCTTGAAGGGTTTTGGGATCAAAAGATCGTTTCGGCCCGTATTAAAGCTGAAATTGATCAAGAGTCCCAAGGTGTTTGTGCACGGATCGATGCTAAGGAAATTGATTTTCCTCATCTTCCACATGATCATCAAGTGGTGCAAAGGTTTTCCGCTATACCACCATACCATCCTCCAGTTGTTGATGCAATCGCTTTATCTGAACCGTTAAAAGTTCGGATGATTACGAAGGCTGAAGCTGAGACCAAGGTTTTAAAGCCATTACAAATGGCTCTATTTCAGTACCTTGGAAGCCAGCCCCAGTTTGCGTTAACCAGTGGATGTACCAAAAGTTCTCTGTTAGACTCTTTTGAGGAGTCTGCTTTAGCCTGGATCAATCGAATTGAACAACAAATTCAATCAATTGATTCTCGGACTGAAGACGGAGATCTATGGTTATCTGGTGATTATACAGCGGCCACTGACAATTTTCCAATGTCGGTGACCAATGCGTTATTAGAAGGAATTCTTTCTTATATTGACCATGAACCTACACGTATGTGGGCTCGTTGGGAGTGTTCTCCACATATCATCCGTTACCCGACAGGGTTGGATGATGGAAAACAAACTTCCGGTCAACTAATGGGAAGTCTTCTTTCTTTTCCACTCCTTTGCTTTCTAAATGATTTCATTGTTTCCGAATCTGGGTTTG